CCAGACTCTTCTCTCCCTGAGACGGTCCGGATCGTTCCTAATTCACCTTTTATCAATCCAGAAGGAATCCAAGTCAATGCAGATTGATGCCAAAGTGATCCCGATCAAACGAGGGGACGGGCTAATTGGCAGTACTGAGCCTAGAATCCACACGCCGTTATTAAAGGGTGTATCTAAATCACAAGAAGTTGCAGATCTAGCTGAGAAGATTGGTTTACCGCTTATCCCATGGCAACGCTGGGTGCTAGATGACTTACTAGCTGTAGATAATGATCAAAATTGGCGCAAGAAGACAGCCTTGGTTCTTGTAGCTCGTCAGAATGGCAAAACGCATTTAGCACGCATGTTAATACTTAGTCACCTATTCCTTTGGGGCTCTAAGAATGTATTGGGTATGTCTTCCAATCGAAATATGGCATTAGATACCTTTAGGCAAGTTGCTTACACAATAGAAGACAACCAGTTCTTAAAAGACCAGGTAAGACAGATCCGCTTGGCTAATGGTCAAGAATCAATAACATTACTTAATGGCGCACGTTATGAGATTGCTGCAGCGACCAGAGATGCCCCACGTGGTAAGACTGCCGACTTCTTATACATAGACGAATTACGTGAATGGTCACAAGAATCATTTACAGCTGCATTGCCGGTAACTAGGGCTCGACCTAACGCTATGACGCTAATGACAAGTAATGCCGGTGATGGCTTTAGCACGGTGCTTAATGATCTAAGAGAGCGTTGCTTATCATACCCACCTGACAATCTAGGATTTTATGAATACAGCGCACCACAGCATTCTAAGATTACCGATCGTAAAGCCTGGGCTATGGCAAATCCTGCACTTGGACATTTAATCACGGAGCAGACATTAGAAGAGTCAGTAAGCACTAATAGCATAGAGGCCACAAAAACAGAGATGCTTTGTATGTGGGTTGATTCTACAGTCAGTCCTTGGATTTACGGATCTATTGAAGCATGTAGTGATAACACATTAGAGATACCTGTTGGACCTGCAACTATCATGGCATTTGATATTGCACCTACCAGAAGATCTGGCGCATTAGTTATGGGTCAAATGAAAGATGGAAAGATTGCAGTAGGTCTTGCACAGCTGTGGTCTAGTGAAATTGCTATTGATGAAATCAAGATGGCAAGTGATATAAACGAATGGGCTCGTAAGTATCATCCAACAATGATCTGCTATGACAAGTATGCAACTCAATCTATTGCTACAAAATTAGAGCAAAGCGGATGGATGCTAACTGATGTAAGCGGCCAAGCCTTTTACCAGGCATGTTCAGATCTATCTGATGGATTGGCTAATAATAGGGTTGTGCATTCAGGGCAATTAGATCTTGTACAACATCTTAATAATTGTGCTGCTAAGACAAATGATGCTGGATGGCGAATCATTAGGCGTAAATCAGCTGGTGATGTTACAGCTGCAATATCTCTAGCCATGGTTGTAAGCCAATTAAATAAACCGCAACGCACCGCACAAATATTTGCCTAATTTGCACCAATAGTCCGTTTTATGGTATAAAGTACCTATATGGGTATATTGTCAGCATTGGGTCTAACTAATAATAAGCAAACCGTAACGGCGCAATATGCCCCAGCTGTGATGAATGATGGTTACGGATTTGGCACTGTAGGAAACTCGTTTGGATTTGGTCCAATGGATCGTTCCTTGGCTATGCAAGTACCAGCAGTGGCAAGATGCCGTAACTTAATTGCTGGCGTAGTCAGTTATTTACCTTTAGAATTATATAAGAAATCTACCGGAGAAGAATTAGGATCTCCTGTATGGTTAGAACAGCCAGACATCCGTCAGCCTCGCTCCGTCACAATGAGTGCCACCGTGGATTCACTTATCTTCTACGGTGTCGCTTATTGGCGTGTTACAGAAGTTTATGCCTCAGATTTTAGACCAGCAAGATTTGAATGGATTGCTAACACTAGAGTTAATGCACAATTAAATGCTAAAGGCACAGAAGTTTTATATTACACAATCGATGGCGCACAAGTACCCATGGATGGACCAGGATCTTTAGTTACATTCCAAGGATTATTGCAAGGCGTATTACAAACAGCAGGCCGCACAATCCAATCAGCTTTAGATATTGAAAAGGCAACAGCAGTTGCTTTAGCAACACCAATGGCTACAACAGTATTAAAAAATACAGGTGCAGATCTACCAGAAGATCATATTCAAGGATTACTTGCAACATGGAAAGCAGCTAGAGCATCTAAATCTACTGCATATTTAACTAGCACTCTTAGCGTAGAAAATATTGGATTCTCACCAAAGGAAATGGCTTACGCAGATGCTTCACAGTATTTAGCAACACAAATTGCCAGAGCAATGAACGTACCTGCATATTACATCTCTGCAGATATGAATAACTCTATGACTTATCAAAACATCATAGATGGCCGTAAAGAGTTTGTGGCTTATTCGTTACAACCGTTTATCTGTGCTATTGAAGACCGTCTATCAATGAATGACATTACAGCTGCTGGAAATTACGTAAGATTTAACATAGAAGAATCATTCCTACGTGCAGACACAATGAAGCGCCTGGAAGCAATAGAGAAAATGTTATCTCTAGGTCTAATTGATGTAGAGCAAGCAAAGGAAATGGAAGACATGTCACCTAACGGAAATGAGAGTTATAATGTTTCTTGAGTTTAGTAGTTCGATTGAAAGTTCAGATACTGAGCGTAGAGTTATTGCTGGCAAGATAGTGCCATACGAGCGAGTGGGATTCACATCAGCCGGACCAGTTGTATTCGCTAAAGATTCTATTGATATTGGCGATCCTGGAAAGATCAAAATGCTTATGCAACATAAAAACGATAAGCCTATTGGCCGTATGCAGAAGTTTAATAAGGCAGAAGACGGTATCTACGCATCATTTAAGATCAGTGCTTCTATGCAAGGTCAAGATGCTTTAATCCTTGCAGGCGAGCAGTTAATCGATGGCCTATCTGTAGGCGTTGAAGTAACTGGATCAAAACAAACCAAAGATTATTTATATGTAACTAAGGCAACCTTAAAAGAGGTCAGTCTTGTAGAAACACCAGCGTTTGCTGAGGCAAATGTTACTAAAGTTGCTGCGAGCGAAAGCGAAGCAGATGCAACACCAACTACTACGGAAAGTGAGGCTATCTTGGATACAACTCCAGAGCCAACTGTTACACCGGCAGAGGTTGCTCCAGTAGAAGCTGCACGTCCAACGATTAGTGCTGCTATCTATGCTGAGCCACGTACGCCAATCAATTCACAAGCTAAGTATCTGCAATATGCAGTAAAGGCACAATTAGGAGATCACGAAGCTGGTCTATGGGTAAGAGGCGAAGATGCAAAGGCACAGAGAGTAACTGCTGCTGATGATTCATTCACTACCAACCCAGCATTCTCACCAGTATCTTATGCAACAACTGTTATCGATACTCTTATTGGATCACGTCCAACAATCGAAGCATGTGGTGGAGCAAAAGTTATTCCTAACTCTGGCATGACTATCTCACATCCTAAAATTACAACTTCAGGTACCGTTGCAGAGACTGCAGAAGGTGCTGGTCCATCTGAGACAGGTATCGTATCTGCATACGTAAATGCAACTGTTAAGAAGTACGCTGGATTACAACGCTACTCAGTAGAATTACTAGAGCGTTCATCTGACAATCCTGCATTCTTTCAAGCGATGCTTGACAACATGACACGTGCTTATAACAAAGCAACAGATGCAGCAGTAATTGCTGAAATTACATCTGGTGGAACACTTGCAACATCACAAGCTACTACCTACCTAGGTATCCAAGCATTTATTGCACAAGCTGGCCCAGCTGCATACGCAGCAACAGGTGACCTAGCAACTGCATACATTGCTGGTACTTCACAGTGGTCACTATTGATCGGTGCTAAGGATTCAACAGACCGACCAATCTTTACTTCACAAAATCCAATGAATGCTGGCGGTACTTCATCACCAACTTCACTACGTGGAAACGTACTTGGCTTAGATCTATATGTTGATGCAAACATGGTTTCAACAACTATTGATGATTCAGCATTTATTATTGTGCCATCAGCAATCGCAATTTACGAAAGTCCGGTTTTAAGACTTTCAACTAACGTACCAACATCAGGCGAAATTGAATTGATGCTGTACGGATACTTTGCAACTAAGACACTTGTGTCTGGTGGCCTACAACGCTTCAACATGACAGCGTAATAACAGCAACACATTAAGAATCCTTAGGGTTTAGTAGCCCTAGCCCTAAGGAGCTATTAGCAAAGGAGTAGAGATGGCCGCTAGTTACGTTACCGAAGCCCAACAAAGAACTAATCTTG